TTCTTAATTTTCATTATTTTATTGACTTTGGCTTCGAGAACCCTCCCATTCATAATTCGCTTTATCATATTTTTTGTCGCGTCTGTGGGTGGATACGCCTTGATGTCATTCTTACTAAACTTGTTCCGGGTCAGTGGAGATGTGAAGAACGGATCGTTATTTTTTCGTACTTCCCGGCGGCGCGACACTGGGAGAGTTTCAGCTGATTCAATTAACTTATTAAGAAATCGACGATCCCACACCTGTTTAATCTTACCATTTTTCGCCAAATCCGTTAAGAGGAAGACCCTCTTATTTTTGGGAATTTTATTCTTTTTAGATTCCGCCATATTACTATTTAACCATGAAACCACGTTTTTGTTTGAGTTTGAGTTTGAGTTATTGTTTTTGTTCTTGTTTTTGTTTTTGTTTTCAAGATTATTCAACATTTTTTGATACTTCGAAACATTCACGGCTTTCGGTTTCCTACCCGGACTTTGGGGTCCACCACCATATATTCTATGGATTAAATTATTCAAATTTCGTGCCTCGCGGCTAAGCCCGTTATTGTTTGAGTTATTGTTTGAGTTTGAGCTGTTGTATGCATAATTCCTAGTAAGACCAGGTCCATTTTGTCCATATAATCGCGCACGATTATCGGCCATTCTTGATATACCCTGACATTTTATTACTCTTCCTCATCTTCCGAACCCAACATTCGTTTCACCTCATCATATACAACACTCAAGAGTGCCACTTTATACGCGAGAAATCCAACAAATGTAGCCCCGTAATCAAAATCAAATGCGAAAGGTGCGCTATTCCACATGGCTTCAAATACAGCGGTCCCAATCGGTGCGAATAACTGTTTTTGAAATAGCGATTTTTCAATGTTATCGACGTGTCTCTCCAACAGGGATATGTACACGAATGAAGACAGCACACCCAAAGACGCAGAAACTCCCTGTTCAGCACCTTGTGTGATGAAATACATGGTCGTAAGTGCGCTACCATATCCAAGCGTCGCACGATTTATCCTCTTTTTGAGTTTACCGTAATCTGTTTTTGGTTCAGATGTAGCTCTCACGACCGCATTATGAATAACCCACATTTATTAGGTTACCGCACGTATTCCTTAACCGACATAAAGATTGAGACCGTATTTATGATATAATGTTTTCCGAACTTCGGGTGAAGAGACTCGTTCAACATGCTATTGTTCCAACTCGCGGCTCTGCTCATGCTGTTGGATATGATTTATATAGTGTGGAAGATTGCAGTATTCCACATGGTGGTCGCCTTCTTGTCGGGACAGGGATCGCAGTTGTTTTGCCAATGAAGGTCTATGGACGCGTTGCCCCGAGATCTGGTCTCACTGTGAAGCATGGCATCCACGTGGGTGCGGGTGTGATTGACACGGATTATACGGGTGAAATTAAGGTCGCTCTTTTTAATCTCGGTGATGCGCCGTTTGAGATTAAGAAGGGAGACAGAATCGCACAACTCATCTTGGAAAGGTGTGAAACGCCGTATGTTAGGGAAATCACCGAAATATCGGAGACGGAACGTGGTTCTGGGGGTTTTGGGTCTACGGGTGTTTAATATTTACTGCGCTCGTCAAAAAACCACATCATCTCTTCGGTGGGCATGAACAGAATATTTTTTTGCATCGTCATCCATAACTGTGCTTGGTTTATATTTGGGTAACTCCAAAGAAGCCATCTTTCCCAGTACCCCGCACGAAAGGGATCTTCCCAGTTCTCTTCCGTGCTGGTAACCGCGTAGAGCATACCCCTGTGTATTTCATAAGGATCTGTTTCTAGTCGTAGTTCTCTTGGTATTTGCGCCCCCTTTTCAAGAAGATGTGTACGCATTACGCACGGATCTCTATGATCTGTGTAATCTGGAGACTCGGGAGACCCTATGTCGAATGTCTTCTTATTTGGGAGCTTCACTCTATATTTACGTGTTGCTACCGGACTCTGTGTGACAACGACGTGCATATACCATAGTTAATTATTAGTTTCTCGTTTTTTTAACACGATATTTTTCCTAAGTCGCGTGGATTGGTCTTGATATTAAGTTAAAATGCTGAATCTCATTAAACATAGTGTCGGTACGAATGGCCCCCTGTTGGTAGAATACAATGGGCGCGTTCTATCCGAACCGTGTATGATCATAACAGAAAAGCACACGAATAATATGATTAAAAGACTTGAAAATCTTAAAATCAATCACATAGAACAGACATCAGATCGTTCGTTTTCTGTATCCTTCAAGTAATGTAATCCATATAAAAATACATCCCGTATATTTGCCATGTACTCGTATAGATCTCTCGACGACATTCTCATCAAAGTGGGTGAGAATGCAAAAGAAAACGACGCGCTCACGCAATCGAGTTTCCCAAATGAATGGTGGATCCATGTCGATGGGGAGGCGGGTTCGCATGTTATCGTATGTTGTGAAGATAACATCTTACCACGCGAAACCAAAAGAGATGCAGCAATGCTCGCGGTGTTCCATAGTAAAATGACCAAATCACGCATCGCGCGCGTGAATATAGTGCGAGTGAATCAAGTATTGAAGTGTGATAGAATTAAGAATCACGGTCAGGTGTATCTCGATGGACAGGTAAATCAACTCACAGTGTTCCCGAACAAAGAAAAACCCCGCTTAGAGAGACTACGAGCAAATAGAAATAAGAATGGACAGAATTAAGAAAATAAACGATCACGTAAATCCACGTAATTTGTCACTCGATGAAATAGCGAAGCATAACATAGAAAAGGACTGTTGGGTCATAATACGAGACAAGGTATACGACCTAACTACATTTTTACCCGATCACCCCGGTGGTAAGAAGGCTATCATGTTATTTGCCGGTAAGGATGCCACGGAAGAGTTTGATATGCTCCACCCTCCAAATGTTCTCACAAAGTACCTGTCTCCAGATGTAGTTCTCGGCCCGGTTAAAAAATAGACGCGATATTTCACAATGGGAAACATATGGAAATTGGTACGTAATCCTGATAGATCCATATGTTTGGCGCACATATACGAAGAAGAACCGACAATCATAGAAATAACACCGACACGCCGTGTATTAAATGAATTGATATGGGGGTTCATAAAAATGTTGTTTGTGGTGCAACTTTTGGTCGTTATGGCATTTGCAGAAACAATCGTGTTTCCGGTGGTTCCAATAACAACTTTGGCTTTTTCTGGAGGTGTCTTGGCTACAGGGAATGGCGAATATACACAAATAGGTGTGTTGATACATAAATTACACTCTGTGATTGTCATGATATATTCGATTATATTCAAAGATGTGTGTATGTTCTTCATATCCGCTACGTATTTAGTAACCTATACCATTTACTTTATTTCATTAAGCTGTAGTTAACGTCTACCACTCGTAGATGCGCGTTTACTATTCTTGCGTCTTAGTTCATTTCTGAGGGCGCTTACATCTTTTTTTAACAAGCGGTTGAGATAACGTACAATATTTGGTTTTAGTTCAGGGTAGTTGGAAGGGCATTTTAAGACATTTTCACCGGTTTTTATCCTATTATTTAATTCGTTAATCATGTTTTGGGAACATATGATGCTTAAATATTCCTTTTTCGTGTCATTAAGTTCTTTTAGTTTGTTCTTCAGTTTATCTCTTAATTTTATACCATTTTTGTAAGTGTTGGATGTTTTACTTTTAGCTTTTTCCAATCTACTGTTTACCTTGTGTATTTCATATTTCAATTTTTCAATGCCATTATTAGCAGCTGCCAATCGTTTGACCGTATTTGTAACTTCATTATTGCTCAGGGATCTCGGAGACATATACATTATAGAAACATAAAGATTTAACACGAGTGTAATTCATGAGTCTTCAAATTAAGAAGCTATATCCCGATGCTACCATACCAACTAGAACATCACCGGGATCGGTAGGTTATGATTTATATAGTATGGAGGAAATCGTAGTTCCTCCGATGGAACGAGCATTCGTGAGCACCGGCGTGTGCGCATGTCTACCACCGGGTGTGTACGGTAGAATCGCACCGAGATCTGGTCTCACACTCAAGCACGGCATACAAACTGGTGCTGGAGTTATTGACCCTGATTTTACTGGTGAATTGAAGGTTATCCTATTTAATCACGGGAGTGAACCGTTCGTCATTAAACAGGGGAATCGTATCGCCCAAATGATTTTAGAGCGATGTGAAACACCGCTCATAGAGGAGGTAACTGAATTAAAATCAACGCAACGCGGGGAACGTGGGTTTGGTTCTTCTGGGAATTAATTCGAGAATGCAATTCCGGCCATGCCATCTTTTATGCGTAATATGTTGTAGTTAACCGCATATACTCGATATAAACCTTCTCTGGCATCGGACTTTGGAGATTGAATGGTCAATTTCGCATTGTCGATTCGAGAGAAATTAAGGCTGCCACTTGGTTGCGAGCGGTTCATGGTAAGGCAGAAAGGCCACGAGAACAATGGAAGTGCATCGAGCGAAGATGGTGCGAGACTCGACGCATGCATTTCATGGACGACGTTGTGGTGGAAGGTATTGGACATGTTTTCGAAGAGCGCCAAACCATTGATGTAAAGGGACGCCTTGTCGAAGCTGTAATCACTCACCCAACCGGTACCGGACACATTGGATGTGGTCAAGTGGAGGGATTGCACTGGGTGATTGAAATACGTAAGATCAATCGATGTATCAGTCTTGGTGACTGGTTGGTATTGCGTTTGGGTAATGAGAAGTTCGTGGTCTTGAGACGTGAAATGTTCGCGCTCGGCAGTGTCCAAATAGGCATACATACCATAAATCTTTGGCGCCGCACTCAAGTTACTCAGACCCGTACGGCACTTGATTCGCAATTCAACATCATGATATTGGAGTCCAACGAGGGGGAGGGACTTGGTCCAATCTTCACTGAAGAAGAATGGGATTATGTAATGATCCCCGGCGGACCCACCGACACCCTTCGCGTTATCGGCTACCTCAGCGGTAGTGACCGCACACGAAGCTTTCGATTGTCCCTCTCTGAGGATAACGTTGTGGACACCCTGCACATACAAGGAATCCATGCGGCAAACTTCTTGACCTCCGATGTGCAGGCTGAATTCGGTCACCGACGTATCATCCGTCGAGTGAAAACCATCCGTGTTTACACCAACGTTGGAAACATTTGGGTGTTCGATCCACACGTAACTCAAAAGGTCACCCTTGGATCGAATTGGTACCACTACTTCACTCCCGCCATTGAAAGTGCCGATGTAATCCATACGTTCGGGTTTGATAGCAAAGTTCGTGTAACGTTTGTAGTTCTGGCGCCAAAAACTCACTTGTGGTTCGCCGGTTATATAGGCATCCTGAGCCCCGACTGAAACGAGATCGACAAGTGCAGCTGACATAATTATTATTAAATGATATTAAAATTTTAGGTACATAACGAAGTATGGTTGTCTTTCAAGCACTCACCTGGGAGACGAAAGACACAGATGATGAGCACTTGATCAGCATCTTTGGAAAAACACATGAGGGTAAATCTGTGTGTGTCACAACTGCGTTCACACCTTATTTTTTTGTGAAGCTTCCAAGGAATGTCACTCAACAGAGGGTACAAATCATATACAACAAGATTGAGAAGGCGTGTCCTGGCTGTCTTTCCAGTTATAACACGATTCACCGCAAGGATGTCTGGGGGTTTCAGAATAATGAGCAATTTCCATACCTCCAGCTGTTCTTCAAGAACCTTGCTGCGAGACGAATGGTTGCTGGTAGATTAAGGCGACCTTTGCCAGATGAAACGATTAAACTCAAGATATATGAATCTAACTTGGATCCAGTTTTGCGACTTATGCATAGAACCGGTATTCAGTCAACTGG